GGGCTCAGAGGATTCTCTGTTCGACAGGCTCAAAAGACCGCCGGCTCTAGAAAAAACAGTTTGACTTGATTTAACGTCAATACCTTGCAGTAGATCAGGTCTATCTGATCTATTATTGCCTGTCTTTACAGGACCAGTGTTGTTGACTCTGTCTTTGTAGGTTTTCAAAATCCTCTAAGCCTCGCAAAAAGAGATGACAATACAAGATTGCTTGAGGTAAATCTGTCTTTCTCGTTTAAGTACATGTCGTCGAAAAAGAATCTGTGCCTACTTCTTTCAAGTGCATGCGGCTCTATGACCTGATTTATTCCGTAGAAGTAAGTCTTTGCAGGAACAAGTTGACCGACCAGGACTTCGAGAGATCCGTCAAGCCATCTATACAGACGAGAGAATCTATCAAGATCAATATCTGATGTAAGCCTGTTAAAGTAGACTCTAGAGAAATCATCCAAGTCTGAGTAGGTGTTATCAAAATAAGAATTAGGCTTTCCTAAAGCATCATCAAAGAAGTCAAGATTTGACGCTGCCTTCATGATGTCTCTATTCAGATTTGCTGAATATGAGTACTCTATTGAGAGCCTATTGTCATCTAGAACTTCTTCGTTCTCAGGGAGCTGATATACCGGAGAAGAAAGTGCAAGAACTTCGTCAGGCTGGGGATTTGACAAAGACCGAACTCTAGTCTTTTGATCGTTTTCTAGAAGATCAAAGTAGGGAGAAGGAGACATTACTGTCTCTCCGGCTGTGAAGATAACTCTCTCGTTTGCTTCAAATCCTGACATTGAGAAGCTCTTTGCGCTCTGAGAGAAATCAAATCCTGTGAAATTTCCATCGATTGAAGCTGTTATTGATGCTTGAGAGAACGACGTGTCAAGTCTAAGCTTTTCGAAGGATCCACTTAGATTTTTTTCAAAGTTGAAGTTTTTTCTTGGATCTCTAACACCAAGCGACTCAAAGTCTTTAGAGTGATCAATCCACTCATTTAGATCTAGATAGCTTGACCAAAATCTGATACTGGAGATCTGACCTGTGAATTTCGAATAAGACCCGACTGAGTCGCCATTCAAGAAAAGGTTGCTAGACCCCAGGCTTTGAGATCCTATGACCAAGAAAGATCCAGATGAGTTGTATCCAGCGCTATAGTTCTTTAGGACATCGAGATCGCTAGGGACAAATGTCACACTAGACGCGCTAGAGAATGTTAGTAGACCGCCGACCTGCCTAGAGACTCTAAGAAACACTTCGTCGAGCTCTGTTCCTAGGGTCTCTCCGGCAGCCTTTCCAAATGAAAGGTTCCAGATCCCGCCATCAAATGGATCTGCTTCGATCCTGACTCTAGTTGCAGCTGATGAGACCGACTGAATGGGACGGGCGCTTAGCTCGAAGTACGGACTGGATCCGCCAAAAGCCATTAAGTTAAATGTCACTGCATGTGTAGATGCAGGAACACTTGATCCAGTTGTGCATAGACGGATTATGCTCTGTGTGGTCGAGTGACTTGTTGATGGTAAAAATCTAACTCTCGATTCAACTGTGAAAGAGCCTGAAGTCCACAGACCGTCAGACCTGTTGTTGCTTAGTCTCTCATTTCCAACACTAACAAAAGATCCTTGGATAGTCGGAGAACCGGGTTCAACTCTGCTGCCAGATAGAAATCCGCTTATAGCGCGTGGGATATTTGAAGAAAAACCAAGTGAATTAACAGGAGTCGGAGATGCATTAATGCTACCAGAAAAATCCGCAAAGTAAGACACTTTATTTCTTCTGTGACGAAGATCTACTATTGTCCGCCCTTTATTGGCTCCAAACTCTCGAATATGAAAGAAAGAATCGGGGTCTATTCCCATGGCAGCAAAGGCAGACCTAATAGACCTATGTGTTCCTTTGCTCATGAGCATTCCTTGATGCTCGCTTAGTATTCTTCTCCAGATTTGAGCCCTAAGCTTCTTTAGAGAAAGACCAGACTGAACATAGTCATCTGATATTGCAACTCCTTTCACTAGTCTCTTGACTGAAGGTGTACTAAAGAGATCTGGCAAATCGATCTTCATCGCTTTTGCGATAAAAGGAATCATTTTATCTGCAATATGCTCAGAAGATGTGTAATCAAAGTTCATTAAGTTAGAAACGTGATCAACAAATATCTTTATCTCATCAAAAAGCTTGGCATAGACAAACAAAAGACCGAGAATTACCTGAGGTTGCTGCTGACTCAGTCCACCTCTAAGCTCTTCAAGGTTTAGAGACTGTCCTACATTCTGTAGATCTGTATTAAGACCCTCTGATTGAGCACCGAGAGACAAATACTGAGGCGGAATTAATCTCGTGATAAGATTTGGATTCTCATCGTCGTAAGATTCTGCATCGTCAAGAAAAGACTGGTGAAGATTCTGGATGTCTGGGTAGTTGGAGAACAGAACAATGCAGTCATCGATCTCTTCTTCCAGCATCGGATTTAAAGGAGACGAAAGACCTCGCGATGCAGTCGTGTAATTGACAATTTCTGAGTGCAGAGACTTTCCAGAGAAGTCTAGGACTATGTTGTTTCCTGCAAAAGATCCTGTCGGTTCATTGAACTTAAAGTGCAGAGAAAGTCTTGGATCAAAATCTGGCAGAGAAAGATAGTCTTCAATGATCTCTTCTCCAGTTCTTGCACGGGTGTAGAACCTAAGATCGTCAAGGCATCCACTCAGAGTCGTCTTTGGGGTGAAAGCAAAGCCCGAAGATGCGTGCTTAGTTCCTGATCCGATCAACAGCTGTGCAGACCCAAGAACTATCGGCTGAAAATCAGTTAGTCTCTGTTGATTAGCTACTCTAACTCCGTTGAAGAAAAGAGAAGCAAAAGCTTCAGTATTGCTAGAGCTAAGAGCTGCTGCTACATGGACAAAGCCGTTCTTTGGAGTAGAGCCACTAATGTGGAGAGATTTCGATCCGGAAGTGACTAAAAAGTGAACCTCAGCAGAAGATGATGTGCTTCTTGATACAAAAAGCGTATAACCACAACCGGATCCCTGTCTTTGACAGACTATTTCGTTATCATTCGACTCATTTGGTATAAAAAGGTGAGTCTGCAGGGTAAAAGAGCTCTCAGGAGGATCAAGAACCGGATTTGCACTATCATCTCTAGAGTTCTCAAATAGAAATCCTGCTCTATTTTCAACTGCAATGTAGTTTCCTCCCACGCCAGCAGAACCGGAAAATAAAAGATACCCTTTGTTGTAAGGGAATCTTCCCATAACGTAGTTTTCAAAGCCTGTTAGAGAGTCCTCAAAAGACTCGATTTCTCTCTGACTTCCATCAAAGGGATATTCGTTGATGATCTTGTAGAAGGCTTCATCTACTTTTGCTTTTGCACTGTGAAAGAAAGTATGATTCTCAAACTTAGACCAATCAAGTGGAACTTCTTGAGTCGATCTAAGCCCGGTTCCGAGCGGGTCGTATCTAAAAGACGAAGTCGAAGCAATGTTGTTCGAACCTAGCTGAGAGTTGCTAAGTGACTTTACAGGATATCGAGATCTAAGGTTTCTCTCGATATCTGTTATAGTTGCAGGTCGACCGTTGTTTGATCTCAATCTACCACCCTAAACGATGCAGCAACGTTGGTAATTGTCTGCGTCGATCCATTCTTAAGTATCTGGAAGTCAAATGTGTAATTTCTCCCTACGGGTAGAGAGCTCATATCTACATCAAAGAATCCTGACGTTGCATCCATTGAAACTCTAGTTGAATTAACATCAAAGGGTATTATAACTTTTGAAGATTCAAGATCTCTAACTCTAAAGTAGACCTTCTCGATGAATATTCCTTTATTTTCAAGTGGTAGCTTTTGTGCCTTGATTGACTTTGCAAGATCTTCAATGAACACCCTGAACCTTATAGTCTCTGATGCGAGGTAGGTCGAGTTCATGTTGGTAATGTTTGTGAATATTCTCTTAGGATCGAGGTCTGCCAGAGCAGTCTCAGATTTGTAGACTGTGAGAGAACCCGTTAGGTACCCAACTGTGAGATCATTAGAGGACCATATGACATCAAAAGATGCTGAAGATGAATTCTTCAAGTAGGTGAAAAGAGGTGCATTGAAAGATGATATTGCAAAAGAAGCGCTGTATAGACCTGTGCTGAAGAAATCTGATCCCTTTCTATGCTGAGAAAAGTTAACTGTCTGAGAGTAGCTTCCTGAGATGATTCTTAGCTTTCCACAGTTTAAACCTGATATCCTTGTTCCAGAAGACCCAGAAACTATGTTAGCAGGTGTTCCTCTTTCGTAGTTTGTCAGGAATATGCTGCCGGAGACGTTGAAGACGAAGTCTCTTGTGTAGTCAATAACTGAATCATCGTACTTGATTACAAGCTTAGGCCGCTTATCTACAGCTGTAGTGTTTCTAGAGGCAAATCTCTTAACAAAGCGCGTCTGATTGTCTGTCTCAAGCGTACCGCTATAAGCAATTAAAAATCCGCAGTCAGGAATTAGACCTGCGAGAGTCCCTGATATAACATCAGTAATGTCAACGTTTAGATCTTCTGTTCCCTTTGAAAATGTCTGCTCTGAGAATAGGAACCTTAATCCGAGTCCGTCATTCAGGTTTCCTCTATCAATGACGTCTATGGTGCTGCTACCAAGAGCACCAACAGCTCCAGCACCCTCTTGAGACCAAGTAACTGGTGTCCCTGATGAGACAGATGCAGTTAAAAAGTTGCAAACATCAACATCTCTAAGCTCTACTACATCTCTTCCTATTCCTTCGTCAAATGACTTAGAAAGAGGAAAGACTGCAAGCTTGAAATTGGTTGGGCATGTTTGACCGCCGTAGATGTCGTGTAGAACGATGTTTGCACTAAAAGACGGAGAAGAAATATCAACGTAAGACGCTGTTAGATCTCGAAGAGATGCAAGATCAAAGTAGAGTAAAGCCCGACTGATCTCAATCGGAGTGCTCTCTCCTGCGATTGTGTTTTCATCATACAGCTTGAACAGGTCTATTGAAGAAGCACCACCTGTATTGGAATCTTTAGCCCTAAGAAGGCTTGAAACAATCTTGTTGGTGATGTAGGCATCTTTAGAAGCGTTAATAATCTTGTACATTAGAATGCACTCCCAACGATATCCGTTCCAGGAAACTTAATCTCAAAAATTCCTCCCTTCGGAGGAACGATGACTCCCTTCCGAGTTCCAGAATCAATATCAAAGACAAAGCTTGAGTATCTAAGACCGTTGACTAATCCCGAAAGGTTGTTGAACGCCAGAGATCCAAGCCCTAGAACTCCCGGTTCTGCAAGTATTATGTTTTGAATGTCTGCAATAACAATTGGCTGATTAATGTAGAAGTTTGTTATTTCAAAGAAGCTTGTAAGCCTTGAGTTTATGTTAGAAACAACCAGCGCTTTGTCGTAATCTCTAGACACAGAGACTGAGTATTGAATGTTAAAGTTGATGATCGGTGCATCCAGTATGTCAAATGCATCACTTATCACTCTAAATTCATTGATGTATTTTGCAATATTTCTCTTTGTCGTGTCAGGAGTAGTGGAGAGCTTTCCTTGACTGTCTCTTGAAACTAGATAGACGATAGAAGACAGCGGATTGACAGGGTTTGTAGATATGCCAACTCTGAATATCCTTCCAAAATTTGTTGGCATGCTGTAGATCCTAGCAATGAGATCTTCCTTGCTTACAATTCTCGACTGAGAGTTTCTGTATAGTATAGCTAGAGAACGAATCTCATCGATGGTTGGAGCATCTGTTCCGCCGAAAGCAGCTGAAGTGTTGTTACAGGTTACACTCGCTCTTGAAGCTGCAACAATAGTGGGAGGCACAACAGCAGAGAACTGAGTCTGCAAAGACAAGACATTCCTGAGTGTTTGAGATGGGACGTTGTTATTAAGTCCTCCACCAGCCCTGTACCTTACTAAAAGAACTGTATTCTCGGGAGCGACGCCAAGCGTCCTGGTGCTTAAGAGCTCATTTGGATCGATTGCAGTGTATGAGAAAGTTTTTCTGTCTCCAAAAAGCGGAAGAGAGAAATCTGCAGGATCAGCAATTACATCTGCGTCTAAAGACTGAGCTGTTCCAGCGCCAAATGTCAGCGTAGTTTGAGACCCATTGAGGTCAGTAGTTGTGATAAATCTGTAAGGAGCACTAACGACTCCAAGAGAATCCTCTACTTGATCGCTGTCGTCAAACAGGTTTGAATCTCTGGTGTAGACTGTGTCGTGAGTTAGAGATTCAACTTCGTAGTATGTGTTTCCATTCGTATCAGCGACAGACAAGATCTCAATGGTGTTAGGCTGCGCAAGAGAAACTCGCAAGAAAGGCGTTCGCCCCGAAACGTTAAAGCTCTCACTGTAGGTTCTTCCAGATGTGCAAATTCCAGACAATCTCAGAGCAAAAGTCTTCGGCGTCGTATCGGGGTTTCTCTCGAGAACTCTGTACTCTGTAACTAGCTTACCATCAGATCCTAATTTTGAAAAATCAAGATCTTCGGATAGTTCAAAAACAACACCAGAGTCCGACTGAACTGAAGTTCCTGATTTTATGACAGGCAGGTAGGTCCTTCTAGGTTCATAGGTTCCATCAGGTAGCACCTGCGATGGGATCGAAATGTAGAAGTCAACGTTGCAAAAGGCAGGTGACGCTCCACGTATCTTGTATCCCGCCTGTCTAACCAGCCTCTGAATGTTTGCAGAGTCCTTGGCTGTCTCTAGATTAAGCTCTTTAAACTGATAGTCTAAGTAAAAGTTCGTGATATCTGTCGCATAAGCTGCGAGATCGACAAACATCGATGCAACAGAGGGTTCCGTGAAGTCTTTTATGTAGTCTGAATAGTAGAAAGATGCGTAGCTTACCAGCTCCTGACGGAGCGAAGAAAAGTCTCTGTTAAGATAGTCTCTATCTCTCTGCAAAACCGGCTTTTTTCTATTGCTGCTTATTGTCATCCTGCCACCGTAAGATTAATCTGTATTTTTCTATTACTAATTCCAGCTTGACTGTATGAGTACGCGACTACAAAGCTAAAAGATGCCAGAGCTTTTGCGGGAGATCTATTGGTGATCATAGAGACACTGTTAAGCTCTAGACCGGGCATAAACTTTGATACAGCTCTCTTGATCCTGTCTTCGACTGCCTGAACTAAGTTCTCTGTTGGAATCGCCTCTGTTAGAAGCTCCTGTAGGTTTGCACCAAAGTCGTAGAGACCGAGCCGCTCGCCGTGGTTAGACAAGATCAGGTTTTTAAGGTTGTCTCCGATCTGGTCTTCGAGCTTAGTGTTCATCTCAAAGGGAGTTGATACGCTGTTTCCTCCGAAGCTCATCGGAGTCTTGATACCAACCGGAATGATTGGGACCTGGAAGCTTGCGGGCGGCGGTACTGAGAACTGCCGACCAGTTGACCT